GTGATGACCGGCGCGAACTCGGCGGTGGGGCTGCGCTCGATGCCGGCGCGCTACGTCTTCCTCGACGAGGTCGACGCCTATCCGGCCTCGGCTGACGAGGAAGGTGACCCGGTCGGTCTCGCCGAGGCGCGCTCGCTGACCTTCGCGCACCGGCGCAAGGTCTTCCTGGTCTCGACGCCGACGATCCGGGGCGTCAGCCGGATCGAGCGGGAATACGAGGCGAGCGACCAGCGCCGCTTCTTCGTGCCGTGCCCGCATTGCGGCGCGATGCAGTGGCTGCGGTTCGAGCGGCTGCGCTGGGAGAAGGGCAAACCGGAGACGGCGGCGTACCATTGCGATGCCTGCGACGAGCCGATCGAGGAGCACCACAAGCCGGCGATGCTGGCTGTGGGCGAATGGCGGGCGACCGCCGAGGCCCGCGATGCGCGCACGGTGGGGTTTCATCTCTCGGCGCTCTATTCGCCGCCGGGGTGGAAGAGCTGGGCCGACATCGCGCGCGACAAGGAGACCGCGGCCGGCTCGGACGAGGCCGAGCGCGTGTTCCGCAACACCGTGCTCGGGGAGACCTGGACCGAGACCGGCGACGCGCCCGACTGGCAGAGGATCGCCGAGCGGCGCGAGGACTGGCCCGCGGGCTCGGTCCCGGAAAAGGGTCTGTTCCTGACCGCCGGCGCGGACGTCCAGAAGGACCGGATCGAGGTCGATGTCTGGGCCTGGGGCCGCGGGCTGGAAAGCTGGCTCGTCGATCACGTCGTGATCGAGGGCGGGCCCGCGCGACCCGAGAGCTGGGACGCGTTGACCGATCTTCTGGGCCGCAACTGGCGGCATGCAGGTGGCGCGGAACTCGGCCTCGCACGGCTCGCCATCGACACGGGCTACGAGACGGCGGCGGTCTATGGCTGGGCCCGCTCGGTCGGCTTTGCGCAGGTCGCGCCGGTCAAGGGACTCGAAGGTTTCAACCGTTCGAGCCCGGTCTCTGGGCCGACCTTCGTGGACGCGACCGCGGGCGGGAAACGCCTGCGCCGCGGCGCGCGGCTCTGGACCGTGGCGACCTCGACCTTCAAGGCCGAGACCTACCGCTTCCTGCGGCTGGCGCGGCCGACGGCCGAAGAGCTGGCGGACGGCGCGGCGTTCGCGCCAGGCACGGTGCATCTGCCCGGCTGGGCCGACACCGAGTGGATCCGGCAGCTGACGGCCGAGCAGCTGGTGACGGTGCGCAACCGCCGCGGCTTCGCCAAGCTCGAATGGCAGAAGCTGCGCGAGCGCAACGAGGCGCTGGACTGCCGGGTCTACGCCCGCGCCGCCGCCTGGATCGCGGGTGCGGATCGCTGGCCCGAGACGACGTGGGCCGATCTCGAAGCGCAGCTCGGCGTGCCGAGCGGGATGGACAGTCCCGCCGGCCTGATCGGGCGGCCAGACGCGGGCCCGCAAGGAAAGCGCCGATCCGACTGGCTCGGACGGCGGGAAGGATGGTTCTGATGGCGGACTGGACGGAAGCGGAGCTCGCGGCGCTCCGGCGCGCCTATGCGAGCGGGACGACGCGCGTGAGCTATGACGGAAAAACCGTGGACTACGGTTCGGCTGAGGACCTGCTCGGGCGCATCCGCACCATCGAGCGGCAGGTCGCCGGGACCACGGCTCGGCCCATCGCGGGCTTCGCCGGCTTCTCGCGTGGGGACCGCTGATGGTCTCCTGGCTCGACAGGGCCATCGCCTCGGTCGCCCCGCGAACGGCCACGAGACGCGTGCTGGCGCGGCAGGCCTTCGAGGGGCTTGCGCGCTCCTACGAGGGCGCGGCCCGCGGACGACGGACGGATGGTTGGCACGCGCCGGGCTCCTCGGCCGATGCCGAGATCGGCCGCGCCGGCGCGCTTCTGCGCGACCGGATGCGGGACCTGGTGCGCAACAACCCGCATGCCGCGAAAGCGGTCTCGGTGCTCGTGAACAACATCGTCGGCGCCGGGATCATGCCGCGCGCCGCGAGCGGCGATGCTGCGCTGGACCGCGAGGTGGACCGGCTCTTCGAGATCTGGGCGCGCGGCTGCGACGCCGACGGCCAGCTCGACTTCTACGGGCTGCAGACGCTCGCCTGTCGCGAGATGGTCGAGGCCGGCGAGGTGCTGGTGCGCCGCCGTCCGCGACGCCCCGGCGACGGCGTCGTGCCGCCCGTGCAACTGCAGCTGCTCGAGGCCGACTTCCTCGACGCCACCCGCAACGGCGCGCTCGGCGCGGGCCAGGCAGTTCAGGGCATCGAGTTCGACGCGCTCGGCCGGCGCCGGGCCTACTGGCTCTTCGGCGCGCATCCGGGCGACGCGACGCTCAGCCTGACGGGTGGGCTCACCAGCCGCGCTGTGTCGGCCAGCGAGATCGCCCATGTCTACGAGAAACAGCGGACGCAGGCGCGCGGCGTGCCCTGGGGCGCGCCGGTGATCCGCGCCTTGCGCGATCTCGACGACTACGAGGTGGCCGAGATCGTCCGCAAGAAGACGGAGGCCTGCGTCACCGCCATCGTCTTCGGGGATGAGGAAGCGCAGCAGGGGATCGCCCCCGCGGTGGTCGATGCCGACGGCAACCGGGTGGAGCAGTTCGAGCCCGGCCTCATCGCCTATGCGCGCGGCGGCAAGGACATCCGCTTCAACCAACCCGCCGCCACGGGTGGCTACGGCGAGTACAAGCGGGCGAGCCTGCACACGATCTCGGCGGGCTTCCGGGTCCCCTACGAGCTGCTGACCGGGGATCTCAGCCAGGTGAACTACTCCTCGATCCGCGCGGGGCTCGTGGAGTTCCGCCGCATGATCGACGCGGTCCAGTGGCAGCTCTTCATCCCGATGTTCTGCGCGCCCGTGTGGCGGTGGTTCACGGAAGCGGCGTGGGCGGCGGGGCGCATCCCGACGCCTGACGTGCCGGTGGAATGGTCGCCACCGAAGTTCGAGGCGGTCGATCCGCAGAAAGACGCGATGGCCGATCTCTTGGCCATCCGCTCCGGCACGATGACTCTCGCCGAGGCCATCGCCCGGCAGGGTCGCAACCCCGACGCGGTGCTGGCCGAGATCGCGGCCACGAATGCGAAGCTCGACGAGCTGGGCCTCGTACTCGACAGCGACCCGCGCCGCGTGACCAAGACCGGCAGCGCGCAGGCCACCGCGCCAGCCGACCCCGCGACGGATCCGGATGACACCGCCTCAAGCAGCGAAGCGGTAGGCGACGAAACACCCGGCGACGGGGCCTGACGAGGATACACACATGGAGCAGACCATCGAACTGCCGGCCTTCCGCCGGTCGGCGGAGCTTGCGCCGAACAGCGTCGACCCCGAGACGCGCAGCGTCGAGGTGATCTGGTCGACCGGCGCCCGGGTCCGGCGCGCCGCGCTCTTTGGCGAGCCGCATGACGAGGAGCTCAGCATGGCACCCGAGCATGTGCGGCTCGAGCGGCTGAACGCGGGCGCGCCGTTCCTGAAGGTGCACGAGGCGCACGATCTGGACGCGGTGATCGGCTCGGTCGTGCCGGGTTCGGCCCGGATCGAGAACGGACAGGGCATCGCCCGCATCCGGCTCTCCGAGCGCGATGCCGTGGGCGACATCTGGCGCGACATCGAGGCAGGGCACATCCGCGCGGTCTCCATCGGCTACCAGGTCCACCGCTTCGAGATCTCGAAGCCCGACGGCCAGCGCGAGCTCTGGCGCGCGGTGGACTGGACCCCGTTCGAGATTTCCGCGGTGCCCGTGGGCGCCGATCCCGCCGCCGGCTTCCGTGCCAAGGGCGAACATCACGACTGCGTCCTCCACCGCCGGGACGCCCCCACCAGCGAAGGAGCATCCCCGATGACGGACAGGACCCAGACCGCGGCCGAGACGGCCGAGCAGAAGATCGAAACCGCAGTGCCCGAGGAGACGAGCATGACCGACGACAAGACCGGCGCTGCCGAGACGCAGACCCGCGCCGTTGACACCAAGCCCAAGGCGAAGCCGGACCCGGCGCCCGAGGATCGCGCCCGCAGCGTCGACACCGACGCGCTGGTCAGCGAGGCCCGCGCGCAGGAGCGCGAGCGCGTCTCCACGATCCATGGCCTCGCCGACAAGCTGCATCTCGAGCGCGGCTTCGCCGACGACCTGATCAGGCGCGGCGTCTCCATCGACGAGGCGCGCCGGCTGATCCTCGACCAGGTCGCGGCCAAGGCGGACGAGACGCGGACCTTCCCCCATGTCTCGATCCCGCTCGGCGGGCGCGACGCCACGGTCACGCGGCGCGAGGCGATCTCGAATGCGCTCCTGCACCGCTACAGCCCGACGCTCTTCCCGCTGGAGGACGCGGCGCGTGAGTACCGCGGCATGACGCTGATGGAGCTCGCCCGCGAAAGCCTCGAGACGGCGGGCGCCAGCACCCGCGGCCTTTCGCGCGACGAGGTGGCAACGCGTGCGCTGCACTCGACCTCGGACTTCCCCGAGATCCTCGCGGCCGTCACCAACAAGACGCTGCGCCAGGCCTACGAGGCTTATCCGCGGACCTTCCCGCTCTTCTGCCGGCAGGTGCTGGCGACCGACTTCAAGGCGATGCATCGCGTCCAGCTGGGCGAGGCGCCGCAGCTTCTGAAGGTCGGCGAAAGCGGCGAGTTCAAGCGCGGCACCCTCGGCGAGAGCAAGGAGAGCTACCGCATCGAGACCTACGGCCGTGTGGTTGCCATCACCCGGCAGGTGCTGATCAACGACGATCTCGACGCCTTCACGCGCATCCCGGCGATGTACGGCAACTCCATCGCGCAGCTGGAGTCCGACGTGGTCTGGGACATCGTGACGTCGAACCCCGCGATGGCCGACGGCACCGCGCTGTTCCACGCGACCCACAAGAACCTCGCCGGCAGCGGTGCGGCGCTCGGGGTGGACAGCGTGGGCCTCGCGCGGGCGGCTATGCGCAAGCAGACCGGGCTCGACAAGAAGACGGTGCTGAACATCCGCCCCGCCTTCCTGATCGTGCCCGCCTCGCTGGAACTGAAGGCCGAGCAGCT